GCTCTACACCATTTGACTCGCCAACAACTCTTTCGGGTGACTCACCACTCATTATTCTTCTGGCCTCTGGACTTATGTCAGCACCAGGAAGAACAGGATTGTTTGGGTCAACATTTTGTGACATTGGACTGCCCCCACGTTGAAGCTGGTCTAACGGTACACCACCTCGTGTTATTGGTTGTTGCGGAGAAACTCGTCTCTGCTGCATAGCTGGTTGTTGATACATGACGTTCTGTTCAACCTTTTTAGAAGGCTCTGTTATACCGTCAATAGCGGCTCTAATTGCCTTCCATTGATCTTTTGTAGGAGCCCAATCCTTACCTAGAGTCTCTTCCATTCCTTCTATATATGCCTTAAACTCTTTTATAGTTCTTTTCTTTTTTCTCATAGTTCTTCTCTCTTTATCTCTATAGAACGTATATCGTCTTTGACGTATTTATTGAATCCGTCCTTCTCTGATACTACTATCCATAAATTATTATTTAAAGGATAACAAAGCATATATCGCATGTCTAATGATGGAATAATATTACTTACGTTAGGCTCATAGTTTACAGCTTTAATCTCTTGAGTATTATAAATTATACTCTTTGGTCCGTAAATAAAAGCTTCAAATTTAGTTCTAGAGCACGCTGATACATCAACAATATCATATATGAATGTAGAACCGTCCATTATAAAAATATTCCAATTCACAGGAAGAGACACCTGATATCCTATAATATCTAGAACCATACAGTCGGTGATAATCTCTTCAATAATGTACATTGGTTGCAAAAAGAACTTAAACTCAACGAGATCGAAGAGCCATATTTCTTTTTTAAAAAGATTTACATTAATCTCTTCTTCGTTATTAAGATCTACTATTTGACTGGAACTATCAAGTACTTTCATCTTTTTTCCTTACATATCTATCGTATTTTTTTCGAATGGATACTGCGCTTCTTTATAGTATGATATTCTCTTATTAAGATGACTTCTACCATACTTTAAGTCCGAACAAATATCAGTTACTGTTACTGAATCTTTATCATTAGCTTTACGCAAACCGCGACCAATAGATTGTATGACTCGTATAGATGACTTTCCAATATCAACCATAACAAGATGAAAGATTCGCTTAATATCAATACCAGTCGACGCTATTTGAACATTTGCGATAACGACAAGATTGTTTTCTTCTTTAAACATCGAGAATACCTCTTGACGTTTTGACATTCCGTCCGCGCCATATAAAAAGTACGAATCCTCAATTAACGCGTTAAGTTTCTTACCAAACGAAATATTGCTCACTAGGCAAAATACGTTACCTGAACCGCTATCACGAAGTCTAGATATATAAGAAGCTATCCATTCTAATCTTTTTGGCGATCTTTCAAGATATGATTTTTCAGCTTGGTAATCTGGAAAGTAAGAGTTCTTGAACGATGTATACGTCATTGTATTCTTTAAATTAGAAGACTCGTACTCGTTCTTTAGATTGGTTTTTAACTGTAAGATATTGATATGTATCTTTGCAAGAAACCCTTGCTCAATAAGAAGGTGTGCTGGAATCTCGTGTAACACCGGGCCAATAGAGGTCTTAATAGCTATCTGAGCTTCAGTATCCTTTGGAAGAGTACCAGTAACCCCAAAACGATAGGCAATATTGGCACCTTCTCCATTAAGAAGCTTCTTAAGCACGTTACTTTTTGCACCATGACACTCGTCAACAATAAAAACGTCAAAATCTTTTAGAACCAAAGGAATGTTCTTTAAGCTTTGCCATGTTGAAACGAGATGCTGCTGAGACAACTCTCTAATACCATCGCCGCACATGCCTACGTCTAATCCAAACTTTCTGTATTCATCGCGTGTTTGGTAGCTTAGATTCTTATCTGGAACAATAATAACCGATCTAAGACCGCCAGCGAGCTCGTACGAACGGGCCAGAGCTGCACACATTGACGTTTTACCAGAACCCGTTCCACTTATTCCAAGTCCTATTCCTTTCGTTAATAATTTGTTCACCAACTCAACTTGATAATCTCGCATTTTCCACGGATTGTCATCATCGTCCATCACATGAGATAAGAAGTCCTCGTTTATAAGCGGTGGGTTAACGGCTTTCTTTCTTTTTCTTTGGTCATCAATATGCGGTTCGTAACCACATTGCATTAATATTGGTATGATCTCGTCTAGAAGATTAATGAACGTCTTCCCGGTCTTTTCACTAAAGTAGTTTATCTTTCCGTCCCACATACCAAACTTATAGCGAGGATTAAAAAAATATCCTTCTGATTCATAAGCAAAGTGTCTTGATAAACTTTCCATATAATGAGGTTCAACACCAAGTACCACACAGTTAACCTCATCCTTAATAAGGATTCTACATTTTTTCATAGTGTATCATATCCTACCGAAGCGACTCGAGCTTTAGTAATATTGTTCAATGAATAACCTCTAGATACAAAACCGTCTACTACCGATGAGTACTTTTCATACATCTCTTTTACTTCTAAGTAAAGTTGATATATTACTGTAAAATCTTTCTCATTATCGATAAAACGCTGTATCTCTCTGTCTGAAAGGTCTCTTTGATAGTTTTCTTTATACTGGACGAACCATTTCGCACGAATCCTGTCAACCTCATGTTTAAAGAATTCTGTTACTGTTTTTAGTTCTACTTTCTTTTGATCGTAATAAAATTGAAAAGGAGCGTTCTCTTTATTTGCCTGCTCTAAAGACTTGCCGTCTAATGACATTACCTTTTCGACTTTGTTTAGTTCGTCTTGATAATACTGCAATAAAGGACCGACGTTTTCATAAGCAGTTCCTAGATTACCTAATATGCTCAATTTAAACTCCTTAGACCATTCTTATCTACAAAAAAGTTTGATTTTTGTTCTTCAGTGAGATTAGAAATATCAAATTCTTGCTCGTTGGCGGTATTCAAACTATTGGAAAAATGTTTTAATAATGAATCTTTAAGAAAACTTGTTATAGCTTCAGAAGTTAGATTCTCGTCAATAAGCTTAAATGGAAAGTCGAGATGTACTATTTGTTTTGAAACTTCTGAAAGTTCTGGTGTTATAAGAAGGTTATCACCGTTTAGCTGTTGAATCTCTGTACCTGGTTTTATCTGTGTCGCAAAATAAACGGTAAGAAACTCTTCATCATGAACGTCAAAATTATGAATCTCAAATGAGACTTTATCTCTTATATCTTTATCTTTAAACGCCAAGGAATTTATTATTCCCTCTAGAAACATAGGACCATACTCGTCTATAATAAGTCCTGATTCATTCATAAATTCTACGTTTCTTTTTAAAATTCTGTCTTTTAAACTCATAATATTATCCTAAAAATAGTCTATAATTTATTGTAATTATAAACTATTTAAAGGATAAATGTAACAGATTAAAAATTTTTAATCACTTTCTTTTTGCGCTTCGGCTAGACTCTCCAAATGTTTGGTTATTCTACGTTCGCGCAAAGATTCCTCGTCATCACCAGAATCTTCTTCAAGACTTTCATCAATATAAAGTCGTGAGTCTGTAAGTTTGATGCACTCTTCTAAGATTCTATCTAAATGCTGATCTAACTTTTTCTTTGTCCACTTATTATCTGGTTCAGAAGTAAAACAATAGCTTAATGACGTTACCTTCTTTATTATGCCTAGACCAACAGCAACGTCTAACAAACCATTGTAAGGATCCATACCTGTGTTATAAGGAACCTCAATGCTTATCGTTTGGAACGGAAGTGTGAACCGCGTTTTTACCCCTTCACACCTCATACGAATACCAACGCTCTCCTTACTTGAGTCGTCTCTTAATTTTAGTTTGGTGATAAGAATAATCTCGCTAAGACTGTATTTAATTGCGTCCTTAATCTTCCAATCACCTTCACCATTATACTTGTCTTGATTTGCGTAAACCTGATCTGTAACTACGATACTAATATTAAGGCCATCGATCTTATGCACGAAACCTCGAAGCATTGACTTAAACTGCTTGTTTCTTTGACCCTGATCACCTTTTATAACACCTTTCTTAAGGTTATCCCACTCGGTCTCTGTGAGTAACATGTCTATGCTGTCGAGTGCTATAAGCACTCTTGGTGCGTTCTCAGGATCATCACCGTACTCTTGTTTATATTCCTCAACGAATGCAGACACCGCGTTAGTAACTTGAGTATTGGTGCTTACCTCTATTGGAATATACTTCTCGCTATCGGGATCAACACCGATGGCAGCAACGAAGGATTTATCTAGAGCCTTTTCACTGTCAATAGCAAGAACCCAAAATCCTTGAGCTTGCGCCTCACGCATTATATTTGTTAAAAGAAAGCTTTTACCGGAACCAGAAGGACCTACGAGCCCACAAACACGACCCTGAGGAATTCCGCGAAGAAAATCTCCAGAAATGATCTTGTTGAGTACGTAGTTCCCTGTAGGAATCCAATATCGAGGGGGCTCTGCAGCCCCGTCGACCTTGATACCAGCTTTCTTCAAACCCTTGGTATAGGCTTGAATAAACTTCATTATTAACCCTCTTTGTTATCTACACGAGAACGAACACGGTCAAGAATACTCTTTCCGTACGCCGAAAAGTCGTCAGTAGCACTTGCTTCAGCAGCAGGAGCAGGTGTAGGAGCACTCGCAGGTTGAGAAGGTGTAGGAATAGGTGCTTCTGTCGGCTGATGAGCAGCATTTTCCCAAGGATTAGGTTCGCTCGGAGGAGCATTAAACGCCGATCCAGGAAACCCAGCAGATACACCACCGGTTCTTTCAAGATCAAGAAGACGCTGAACCTCATCTACCTCAATCTTTTTAGGAAGAAGATCACGAAGATTCACAATATTATCTTCAACGTATGCAATCTCTTCTTCGGTTAGATCGCGCGATCTACGAAGAAAGCGACTGCCAACACTGTAGTTGTTACGACCGCCAGCAAGTGTTTTCTTAATAGCAAAATCTGTTCCACCTTCATAGGCAAAAGGAACAACATCAAGATCACCAGATGCCAGACCTTCTTTTACCGAGTTTAGAAGTTGAAACCCCATGGAAATGGCATGAATCTTACCAACACGAGACTGACCGTCATCAGGAAGAGGAAGAGGATCCTCAACAACAATGATCTGAGAAACATGATTAATGTCTCTCCAGTACTTTTTGCCAAGTTCTTTATTCTTCTCTACATTATAGTAATGCTGAGAAAGCTTACAGATTGGACAGTCTTCGTTGTACATTTGAAGACATGGAATTCTTTTCGTCTCGCCTTCAACTTCTAAGTTATGACGATGACGAGCGACAAAATATCCATTAGGGTTAGATTCATCTTTATCGGGAAGAAAACGAATGACTGCTTGCGCGCCCTCTTTCATATCCCAAAAAAGGTAATAGGGAAGAAGGCTACCTGTACCTTCTCTATTATTAGATTTTTCGAAGTTATTTTTTAATTGATCCATCGACATGAATTGTCTAGGCATAGTTACATAGTCTCCAGTTGTCTAAATTAGTGTAAAAGTAGTATAAAGTTAGCTAAATAGTATAAAAGTTGGTCTAATTGCTAGTGTCAATTTTTTAAGTTGACTCTATATTTATAATATATTAAGAAGTGTTTGTAAACTGTTTATTTTCAATTCACGCCTTGCCTTAATTATGGTGAGTAGTCGTGCGAGCACGAGAAGTCGGTGGTATTCGATTAATTTCAAATATCATAAATGTTACACAAACTGATATCTAATATCTATATACTATCTCATAGGATTGTGTAACAGCCTAGAAAACTAATAATAGATAATATAAAAGAGCGGAGTCTTGTTATGCCTCAAAATCCTTTAGTCAAGGGTTCTAACGAAGAAACCCAATATACTGCAGAAACACTGCAGGAGTTCGCTAAGTGCGCCCAAGATCCTATATATTGTATCACTAATTACTTTAAGGTGCAATACCCTGGTAAAGGTCTGGTGCCTTTTGAACCATATCCGTATCAGGTTGAACTTATAAAGGCGTTTCAAGATAATCGGTGGAATATCGTACTCTCTTCAAGACAGACAGGAAAGAGTGTTACTGCTTGCGCGTTCCTTTTATGGTATGCGATGTTCAACTTTCAAGCAACTATTATTATCGCGTCCAACGTTCATAAAGGTTCTCTTGAGATGATACACCGTATACGTACGATGTATGAGAACCTTCCGATGTGGCTTAAACCAGGTATCACGCCAGACGGATGGAACAAACTAAGTGTTATCTTTGATAATAAGAGTCGTATCCTTTCTTCAGCGACAAGTAAAGAGGCAGGTCGTGGTTACTCTATCGATCTTTTGTATCTTGACGAGTTCGCGTTTGTGTTACCAAATATTCAGCACGACTTTTGGACAGCTATTCTTCCTACACTATCTACCGGTGGACGTTGTCTTATCACTTCAACACCTAACGGTGACGCGGACCTTTTTGCTGAACTCTGGCGTGGTGCTGAGATGGAGTCTAATGGTTTCTGGCACCGTCACGTAAAATGGGATGAACCACCAGGTAGAGACGAAGAATTTAAGAAGACGATGATTGATAAGATTGGTCTTCATCGTTGGAAACAGGAATTTGAGTGTGAGTTTATATCTGATGCAACACTTCTCATTGATTCTTTAGTGCTTCAAAGACTCACTAAAGAAGTTGATACGATTCAACCTATCTTTTCTATTCAAAATATATACTTTTGGGAAAAGATTGAGAGAGAAGGTACTTATATTGTTGGTGTTGACCCTGCGACAGGTATTGGAAAGGATTATACAGTATTTCAGGTATTTTCGGTTCCTGATATGAGACAGGTAGCCGAGTACCGTTCTAACGTTATGTCCATTAGTGATCAGTACTCATTATTTAAGAATCTTCTTCTTTATATTGAAGGACAGTGTAGAACAGTTTACTTTTCTATTGAGAGTAATGGTGTTGGTGCTGCGATGCTAACCTTATACGAGCAAGACACTTCACCACCAAAGTCGTCGTCTCTTATTTCTGATGATGGAAGAAATAAGTTAGGTTACACAACAACTCATAAGGTAAAGATGCGTGCTGCCGTTAACTTTAAAGAGATGCTTGAGAAAGGGTCAATGACTATAAGATCTCCAGTCCTTCTCACAGAATTAAAGAATTACGCTCGTAGGGCTAACTCTTATGAAGCCCTTCCTGGAGCTACCGATGACGCGGTATCTGCGGTCCTAATATGTGTCCGATTGTTTGAGGAGGTATCTAAGTACGATATCAATATGTTCAATAAGATGTACGCGTTAGAAGAGAAGAGGTGGTCAGTCTCGGACTTTGAACACTATAGAAATAACGCTGCTTATGACGGCTATGATGATATAGATGAGACTGACAAACCATTACCTATGATGTAGTTAACTTATTTCTTCTGCATCGGTAATATCTTCGTTCTTTAACGCTTTTAATATATCATTTCTATCAGCAAGAATCACGGCGGTATTGTTCACAGTATCGCCTTGTTTCATCTCAACCTGTTTTATCGCTACATTAAGTCTATCTTTATGCTCTTTTAAAGATCTCTTTTCTTTTAAGGCTGTGAGAGCTGTATTAAGCATTTGGGCAGAGGTCTCTTGGGCTCTAGATCTAAAACGAGGATCTATAAGCTCAATCTCTCTTAATTGCTCTCGAGCCGCGTTCACTGATATCGTATACACCTCTTCGAGCTGTCTCTCAATCTCATTATCCTTATCATCATACTTTTCATCTTCAACGAGGGTGAGATCTCGAGTCTCATCAATGATCGCGATATCTGTTGTACCTTCTTTGATATCAAATACCCTTTCAAGAGGGTGGTTTATATTATTGCTCATTATTTGAATAACTCTTTTTCTGTTAATAATCTAAAGTTAATATTATGTTTCTTACAGAACTGTGATGCTGCCTGAAATTTAGCAGAGTTTACAGCGTATGTTATTGTCTCGTATACCTGTTGATTCTTTCTTTTACCAACTCTTCTTGGCATTGATGTTTGCGCTTTTGGTTTTATCTCTATAAGGTCTTTCTTTAAGTTCCCTCTACGATCCTTGTAGACCATAAAGAAGTCTGGATAGTATTTATGAATCCTATTATCAGTTGGCTTAACATAAGGAATAGGAAACGGTTCTATAGCCCACTTAATGATATTTGGGTTCTCATCTAAGAACTTACAAAAATGAGCTTCCCACGATGATCGATAGAACGCCTTATTTGGGTCTTTAATGTATTTTTCTTTGTTCTTTACCTTATATAAACCCTTTCTTGTTCCCTTTCCATACATTATGAGAAGAACCCTCTAGCGGTATTTGCCACGTCATTAGCATAGTTTCTCAAGGCTTTTGCTTGGTTAAAGGCGTTATTTATTGGTGCAGCTATCTCGGATGCCCCTCCAACAATCCCGGTTACGGCATTTCCGAGAGGCCCGGGAATCTCAAGATCGCCAAATATTCCACCGCCTTCTCCAGTGTTAAACGGGTTATTATTACCTTCAGAAAGTGTACCTTGTGTCGCATTAGTTCTTGGATTACGCAAAGGATAAAGACCTCTATTTGTGAGTTGCTCGAGGTTATACTCGCTAGTATTTCCGCGAAAGTAATCTGTATCTACATGAACGCCGTCATACGCAAATTCTAATTGCATCTCGCCACCTTCACCGCTCTCAGCCATATCAAGATCATTAAGTTCCATATTTAAGATCTTTGGGTTATAGAACTTATACACGTTCATAAAATTACCTTGCTGATAAACGTGAAAGAGCGTTATACGTTTAAGAATATTTTTCGTCTCTCCGTCTGGCTGAGGACCTAATGAAGAACTATAAAAATTCTTCGTTTGAGAACGGTTAACATAGTCCATGCTTACTTCTTCATACATCGGGCTATCTTCAATTCGTTGGTCAAATCTCATGTTAGCGATAGGACTCATCCTACGAAGATACTCGTTGTAAAAGATCATAGAGTTATTTCTGTCGTCGTCAATGAATCTCATCGTCATAGGTTCGTAAATTGTTTTCTTAGCAACTTTTGTGCGAAAGTTATACATATTAACATCTTCGTATTCAAATTGCACGTGCGGGCGTGTAGATCCTTTAACTACAAACGCCATTCCGTCACCAAAGGTTGTTAAGCTGTTATGTAAAGGCGTAAAATCAAATTGAACAACGAATAGAAACTTATACTTAGGTGCATATCTGAGCAAATCCATAGCGTACGGCGACGCGTAGCATTGAAGCGAACGTCTACCGTTATCACCGGAGTTTGGCGTGTATATTCCTTTTATTAACTGTTCAAGATTTTGAACATCTTGAAAGACGCTTGGGATATCGTCAAACCCAAAATCACCGTTTCTTACCTTATCGGCGATCTGTCGTGCTTGACCTATACCTCTGTTCACAACTCCAGGATTAAAGTCCTTTGCGAACTCTGCCGCCATTCTACCAACGCCAACGGTGTCTAACACCTCGTTAGTAGCGGTTTCAATATTGTTCCATACCGTTCCAAGAACGCTTCCTTGTCTAGCGGAATTCGATATACCGCTCAAAGTTCTTAACCCACGACCAATATCACCGAGACCTTCAAGGTTTCCAATCTTCTCAAGAGCATCAAAGAAGCCTTTCTTCTGCTCCGCGTTCCTTATAGAATCGCCTATGCTTCTTGCGCAGTTTGGTGTTAAGAATGTCCGTGGATCAAGGGCCATAATGTAAAAAACTCCTTTAATTTTATATTATTTATAATAGATATATGATATAATAAATACTCCGTCATCCAAAAGATGACATGTTATTCATGTTTTCAAATAGTTAAACAGGAGATTTGAAATGTTGAATCATGATATAGTTACTCTAGGTGTTGACGTTGGAACAGTGATCACACTGAACATAGCAAAAATGGGCCCAGGTTGGTTCTCAATTTTACAATTCTTTACACAGATAAGCTACCTGGCATAAAAAATGGGGAGACTTTGAAAGTCTCCCCATTAAATTACGTCCTGTAACCATTTTATCATCATCGACCGGTATCTACCAGTCCTTTTATGACTTCACAAAGATAAATATCCTTTTAACCTTTCATCGCAACAACAAATAAGAGTTTCTTTGCTCCTTGCAAACGTATCCATAAACGCTCTGGATTCCTTTGAGCTTTCTTCACAGTCCAATTGCTATGGGTTCCAATGATGTCGTCCTAAAACATCAAGAGAACATCTTTTTTGTTGTTACATCTTTATTTATATCCGCGAAATTTTTTACCCCCAGCTATTTACGTTTCCTCTAGTTTGTTTATAATAGATCTTGTAAGTTAAACAAACATATCAAAAGGATATATAATGTCTTCATCTTCATATTATGGTACTGCCAGTCTTCAAGAAGTTGCTGAATTTATTGGTTGGTATCTAGAAAAAAACGTTATTGAAACATACTCAGAACTTGATAAACTGGTTGAAGAGGAGTTTGGGTATAACGACTGCGATAGGTTTATCACCGATGGTTTAAACCGCCCACGCCATAAACAACGTATCTACGATGTATACAAACCCTTGCGTAAAGTATACGGTAGACGTATCAATCGTTTTAACGGTGGTTACATTTTAAATCCATAGAATTAATTACTTTTTACACCTCCCAATAAGTATTATTATACATATTTACTGGGAGGTTTTTTCATGCCTGCTTTCTTATTACCGCTTTTGGGCCTTAAGGACATATTTGTTAAACTATTGGGATTCTTTCTCGACAACTGGAAAGAGATCACAATATTCGTACTACTATCAATCGTTATATACCAAAATTTTTATCCAAAACCTCCAACAGTTTTGGGGTTAACTGTTATTCCGTTGACGACTATTCCGCACCTTGAAGAGCAGCTTCGTCAGGCCCAAGAACAGTTCGAGGTTTGTGCCGAGGGTAATAGGATACTCTCAGAAACCATAGACGCTAGGAACGAGGAGATACAACGTTGGAAGGATGAGACCGACGCGCTCCAGGAAGAGTTTGACAAGGTTGAAGAGAGATTGCGGAATAGAAGAACACAAACAAATCAAAGAGTTGAAAGGATAATAAGAGAGGATACGCGACCTAAAGATTCTGACGCCGCTATAGAGTTTTTAAGAGGTGCAAAAGAACGTTTAAAATGGGATTAAATTATGATAAAATAGTATCTTTAACACAGAGAAGTCAAATGAAAAATGTTATAAATAGCTCTATACTTCTTCCTATGGTTTTGATAGCTACAGGTTGTGGAACTACTACGACGTTAAACACTGAGGTGCAAGAGGTTCTCGTACCGGTGCTCTATTGTCCTAATCCTACAATTCCTGATAGACCTGCGCTCGCTATAGAAGATATAAATAATAATACTAGTGCTGGTGAGATAGCTCAGAGATACGAGGCTACCATCGTGCAGCTTCAAGGCTATGCTGGGGAACTTGAAGAGTCATTAGAACAGTACAAGGATATAAACGAACGTTTTGGCGATATTGAGGAGCGTATAGATATTACGTTTCAGGATGAAAGGGATGAAGATACAGGAAATACTACAAGAAGTGTCGGAGACCGGTAAGGAAGAAGCTATTAATCCCGTTGCAAGTCTTATTGAAGGGCTCGCAACGATGAACATTGCTTCTCGAGGTGGAATAGTAAAGAGAGGGTTATCTGGTGCAAAGAAATTTGCGTTGGCGAATCCTCTCTTTGTTGCGGGTGCTGCCGCTCTCGCGATTGATAGATATAACAAGCACAAGCTAAACAAGAGAAAGTCCGTCAATCTTTATTCCAGTAATCCAGACGAACATAAGATAATGAAAAATGTTGTTGACGCTCTCGTTCAGACCGGTAAATTTCGTTTAGAGAAATCTGAGTATGCTGGGAAGGACAAGCATTGGCTTCTGAAGAAGGTAAGAACATGAGTTTTCTAAATAATCTTTTTGAAGATAAGAATAAAGAAGAGGGGTTTCCTGAAGAAACTATAAAGGAGATCACTAAGCTCATTAAAGAAGGCGCTAAGAATAGAAAGAGAGATTGGGCTAACGCTCTTGAACTCATTCACGCCGCCTTTAAACACCTGAACGTTCCAAGACCTAACCCTAACGATGATTATCGTTGGAAGCAATATGAAGAGCTCATTCAAGTCGCGGTAAAAGAACTTAGAAAATCTCGCTATGTTAAGGGCGACTGGAGAATGTCCTCTACTGTATTTAAAGAGGGTATTCAACTCTTTATGGAAAAGGGTGGAAAACACCAGGTTCTAGAGATTGAAGGGACTAAAGATATTAACCGTTTTTTAGATACTATCGCAGAAGCCTTAGAAGAAGACGGTTATACTATGAATTTAAAAGAGGGTTCCAATGACGGAACCCTCGTAGAATTTGAGCGTTTTGGTATAAAGAACAATCTCAAGGTTTGGTTACCTACATCGTATGTTTAATTGAACCTCTGCGTCTATACCTGAGAAGGTATTCTTTATGAGTGTGTCAACGAGATATATTTTTCCATACTTAACTAACACGTCGTTAACGTCTTTACAACCAGATCCTTGAATAAACGCTACGTCCCAACCTTGCTTTATAGCCTGACGAGCTCCTGTAGCGCCATCTCCTTCAAGGTCTGGTATATATATCTTCTTACGTCTACTTCGTTTTAACCATTCTATCTGTCCCTCTTCCATCTTATTCGTAAGAATTGCTGTGGCGTAAGGATATAATGATAGAGCGTCGTAAACGCCCTCAACTATAAAAAGAGGTATATCATCGAACTTAAAAATATTATCAAAGTCCCATAATACTGCTCCTCTCTCAACGTGTGCACTGTTATACTTGCTCTTTCGTTCTCCAGTAAGATCTCTTCCTTGGTAAAAGATACACTTGCCATCCTTATAGAATGGTGTTATGAGCATCGCGGCCCATTGTCTACCGTAGGGATTATCAACACCGCAAAGTCTAAAATCAACAATATGTTCAGGTATCTTTCTTTCTTTAAGGTATATTCGAGCTATTTCAGCCCACACGTCATCGTTTCCAGCTTCTGAAAGTTTGTAGAACTGCTCAGGCAGCTCTATTTCTTTTATATCTAATTTTTTATCCTTCTTTTGCGCCTTTTTTTCTTGATCTTCTTTAAAGTCCAAAGGATCTACGACCTTCTTCCATTCGTCATGAGGTACCCCAAACTCAACGAGAATCTTTCGCATCTTTCGAGGAACGACTTTATGAACAGAAGGATCATACATAGCGCTCTCACCACAATTAAAGCAGTTGAACCCTACAGTGTCTCCATCAAACTTAAAACCAGCCCTATCTCCTTTCTTTCCGTGATCACATGCGCTATGAAGAACCTTATGCCACCCTCCTCCATATCCACCGTCTTTAAAATAAACGTATCGTCTTATAATATCTTCAAGATTCTCTCTCACGTGTACCTCTAAACTGATTTTGAGTACAGATCTATCATGTCTTTTAATATTAGGTGTATGTCAGCGCCATTGTATATATAAACGTATTCCATCTTCCAGTTTTCTAAAGTCTCATTAGAAATAAGCAAACCGTGTCGAGTATACTCAAAGTACTCTAACTCGTTAGGAGGAGCTTCTCCAAGTTTATAAATTCCGTCAGGCTTTGTTTTAACTGAAATATGTTGACAATCTACGTTCACGCTTCTCTTTTTTCCATCAAGAGGGCCACCTAGAAATAAAACGTCTTTAAACATAATTATACACCAATATTAATAAATTGTACATTATCGACGCTGTCTTTTTAAACGTTTATTGTCAGCTGCCGTCTTTCTTTCTAAAAATTCACTCACGCGACTCTTCTCATACACAGACATATTCATTATCTCAGTGTAACTTATACTTCCTTTCATGTAATATGCTAGTTCTATTGAAGAGTCTATAATGCTCTCGGCTTCCGTTGAAAAGCGATCAAAAAGATCCTTGATCCTTTGAGGATCCCCGCTCTTCAACGTTACATAAAAAAAGTTAAAGGATTCAACGGCGCAGAAGCCTTAGCTATCTTTCCGCAGTCTTTGCATTGTAAAGACACGTCAAAGTTTACACCCCAGTTTCCAGATTTTTCTAACGCTTCTTCAATCTGATCTATCCACTTACTCTTAATCATAGATAACCACTCTGATATAAGACCTTTATCATTGATATCATCAACGCTGTCAATCCTATTAACTAAAATGTCTAGCCATAATCGTTCTTGATTTTCGTTATTAACGTTAGGATCTTTTACTGGGGTAGAAGCTACCATTAATTTTATGAATTCTTTAAACCGTAGCGGTGTGAACCGTACTACTTGGCCGTTTTCTAAAGTAACGCTGAAGCGTTTCTTAACAGTAGTTGGTGCAATCTCTTTGGTATTTGAAATAAAATTGTCAAGATCGAGAACGTAGGAGTGATCGTGCGCGTCTTTACAGTCGTGTTTGAAGCGAATCTCATACTCTGAACCGTAAGTTACCTTTCTCAGTGCCAGAAGAATCATATCAATATCTTTCTGAAAGAGCTTATCTGGATGAATAACCTGTGGAACACATTTTTTAATAACTTTCTTTACAGCTTCGCCGTTTAAGAGTAAGTGAGGGCTTCTCATATTTAAGGCGTCAATGCCAGACATCGCGTGAATCTTTAGCTCGCCGTCTTTAACATCACTATCCAATTCACCATTCGTATAGAGTAAACCTCTTGAAGGAATTCTGTATATTTCTTCGGGAATAATAACCCTTTCTAATAGGGGATTGTTTCGTCTCTGTGCTTGCACCGGTTTAGGATCATAATCTTCTTCAAAAAAACTAACACCAGGATTAGAGACTGCATCTTCTTCGTGCCTTTCATACTTAATTGCTGGCTGTTCTCTTTTCTTTGCTCCAGGAGGAAGAGCAAATTCTGGAATGGTCTCGTATAATTCATCATGTGGAACAACGTTAGAAAAACCTTTTGGACCATTCTCTTCTGTAATATCTTTTGACATATCTATTATCCTATCAATGTTAAAAATTATAAGTATATTTATTATCTATCTTTGTGGGAATTTTACATGGCAACTGCGGATCTTTCATCATTAAACGGACTAATAGACGCGATACAAAGAAATACACAAGCGGAACAAACCGCTATTCAAGAATTGCGAAATATATATAATGCCAAAGGTCGTGGTAGGAATCAAACAGGTGAGAGTAATAGCATACGAGCTACCCAGACTAGGGAGACGAGAATACGAGAAGCACAGTTAAAGGTAATTGAGGACAATATAAAGGCGTTTCACGGTCTTAACGAGGCCTCAATAGATTCAATAGCAGCTCTTCGACAGAATGGAAGATTGTCAGATGCTGCAACTCAAGAATTTGTAAATCAGTTAGACACTCTTTCTCAACAAACCTCAAATCTTTCCGAAGAACAAAGAGACGAAATTGACGGTATTAGAGATCTTATTCGCCAGAATGGAATTCAGGAAGAGCATCTCGAAAGAATAAACGATATCACCAGCGATCAGATACGAGCGGATTTAGATGCGCTTAGAATTCAAGAAGAAACTAATAGAATCCAAGGAAATAATATCGGAGGTTTGTCATCTTTAGGTGAGTCAATATCAGCAGCTGGTGCAAATCTTGGTAGTTTTAAAACAATAATAGGTCTTGGCAGCGCCGCTCTTAATAGAATGTTTGAGATGGTTGAAAACGCTGGGAGAACACTTGGGCCAAATCTCACTGGCTTAGAATTAGAAGAATTTGGCGATGTTGTTGAACGTCTTGGAATAAGTCAGACCGAGTATCTTCAAATTGTTGAACAGAATAGAACCGCTCTTATTACTGCTACAGGACAGTTAGAAGATTTTAGAGACGTTGGAAGAAACTATATTGATAACTTAGAGCAACAGCGAGACGCGCTCTACGATATAACTGGAAGTTCTACTGAAGCATCATTCCTGTTCGCTGAGTTATCTAAAACATTAAACGAACAGACGATAGCAGTAACGATGGAAGAGCTCAATGCTCAACTTCAGGGCCCAGACGGCCTTATCTCTAATATGTCTTTCTTAGCAAAAACGGAAGGTAAATCGATTAGAGAAATGAATGCTATGGTAGATAGCCTGATGCGTTCTAATGAGATGCGGGCTGTAGGCCTTGGCATGGAGGAAAAAGAAAGAAAGCTAAGAGTTAAGAACTTCTTTGCTTTTGCTGAACAAACTCGCGCTATGGGTATGAGCGTTGAACAAACTATAGAGTTTCAGCGAGCGATGGCCAGTGCTAACAAAGAGCTGTCAGCAAAAGATTATGTAGATCAAATCGGTCAATTTATATCTGGTGCTTCAGCGCTAGGTATAGAACAAGAAAAACTTTTAGCATTTAGAGTCGCAAGCTTAAAGCCGCTACAAAAACGATCAGAAGAAGAGATAAAACTCTTGTCTGACGTGTCTACAGAGGTTGAAAACCGACTTGCTGATGCTCTTGGTGGCGTTGGTTCTTTAACAGACCAACAAGCGATCGCTATGAACTTAACGGCTAGGACTATAAATGAAAGAATATCACCATATATGAATTCTGTCGGGGCAGCTGCTTCTGTTGCTGGTAATGAGCATAAGGCACTCTCAGAAGAAACCAGAGAAGTTATTAAAGCGTACGATCCTTTTAAAGAAGGTTTAGTTAGCGGCGCCGCAGAGTTAAAGAAACACGCAGAGACAGTAAGTGCTATAGCGGGTTCAGAAGAACTTGCTGGCGGGATGGCAGGTCTTTCGGCAGCAGCAGGAGTAGCTAAAGGAGTTGTTAACGCTGCTTCAACATTAAATGAAATGTTTAGAAGACACGCAGATCCATCTAGAGGCGGCTTTGCCGCCTCTATTGGAAATAAGACTAAAGGACTAGTTGGCGCTACCGTTAAGGGTGCCGGTGCTCTAGGCGTTTTTGCATTGGCTGCTGGAGCAGCTACCGACGCCGTCACGGCAATAAGAACTGGAGAGTCTCAAAGTGCTAGCTTTATTGAAAATAACTTTCCCAATCTGTGGGATAAGATGATAGGCATGGCTGGAACAGATGTAGAAGCGGCAAAAAGTGCGTGGCAATACGTAACAGACGCTGGTTCTAAGCTCGTTGACGGCGTTAAGAATCTAAATAAAGATCTCGAGGACGCCCAAAAACGAAGAGTTGACATGGATGAGGCAGAAGCAAGAATAAGATCGCGCGTAGAGAGAAATGATCGGTGGGCTGGAAATCTTGGTGGCTGGGCTGGTTTTGGTAACAAGTCTCAAGAGGATATAGACGAGATAGTAGCAGAAAAGATGCGCGAGATGTATCCTGATTATGATAAAATTCAAGCGACCCGAGCGGCAGAAAACGATCCAGAATTTCAAGCTCAGCAGAATGACGCTTTGGCTCATCTTAATGCTCTTAACGAAGGAACAATAACCGATCCAAGCGGTGCGGTTACCGGAGTAAATCACCTAGAGAAACGAATAGAAGCCATAGTTGATAACATTAGTTCAGACGGCAAGATCACAATGCAGGAAGAAGGGCATCTTAAATTCTTGAGATCCGTACAAGAATCTGTTGATAATCTAGGCCAGCTTGATGACGCTAAGGCGCAAGTAGAAAGACAGAATCTTGACACACAATTAAAGATTTTAGAAGGAATAATACGTCTCAATAAATCAAATGAAGAGACACGCGATAGGATGGCAGAGAATAGAGATAAACTAGCAGATATAATTCAAAGCATGTTAAAACAGAACGATCTTACTGAAGAACAAGCCGAATCTTTAAAAGCTATGCAACGAAAAGGAACAATAAGTTTTGGTAACCCTAAGCCGTTTGGTAGATAGTTCATCTATAATAAATAGTATAAGTTGAAATTATTGTTATTTAATTTAAAGGAGCACTTATAAAAATGTTAATGGATTCAATAAGGTATATCTCTGGTGCAGATTGGAACTACGATATAGCCGGTTCTACACTCTCACCGCCGTCTGATGGTGACGTTATCACTCGTTTTACCGCCACACGTAAGTTTCGTTTACCTGCAAACTTTGCCGGTGTCGTTTTTAACCTCGGTACTAATCCTACATCTACAGCGCAGATTGCTATTAAAAAGAATGGAACCACCATCGGCGCCATTGCTATTAATACTTCCGGTGTAGAAACACTTCCTACCGTTCCAGCGACAGATTTCGAGATTGACGACCGTTTAGAGATTGAGGTTGTTACCGCTGCCGGTATGGGTCAGGTCGGTATCACCATTAAGACTCTCGCTCTTCAATAAAAATAAAACACTTTAATATTTTAAAGGGAGATAATTATCTCCCTTTAATTTTGATATAAATAATTACATTATATATTAAAACAATTTGGAGTAAACAACTATTATGAAAACGGAATTACTCGTTGAAGAGTTACAACCTAAAGAGGCTTCTATTATCGTTGAAGCTGATACGGGTAATAAGAACGTTTGGCTTAACGGTATTTTTATGCAGTGTGAGCAACAGAATCGCAACGGACGAATCTACTCTCTTAAAGAGATGGAAGGGTCCGTAAAGAGCGCCAATGAAATAATTAAAAAAACTCGAGGTTTATTAGGAGAGCTTGATCATCCGCAGACTCTTACTACAAATCTCGATCGGGTATCTCACGTTATTCGTGAATTAAATATTCGCGGTAACGACGTTTACGGTAAGGCTCTTCTTATCGATACGCCATGTGGTAATATAGCTAAAGAAATATCTAAACATGTAAACTTTGGCGTGAGTTCTCGCGGAACAGGACAAGTTGCTGAAAGTGGGCAGGTGTCTGGTTATAATTTCGTGACCATTGATATCGTTGCCCAACCATCCGCACATGATGCTTATCCTCGTACTGTGATGGAGAGCATCGAGATGTATCAGGGCGAGAAGGAGATCGTGTCTCTTGCCGAGGCCATTAAGCACGATAAGGCAGCTCAAAAATATTTTCAAAAAGAGATACTTAAGTTCTTAAGCGAGGGTCTCTTTAAGAAGAAAAAATAACAAATCTAGTTTAATTTAACATATTGATTTGATTATAAAAAATTATGTAACCTAAATGTATTAATGATATTTATGTTAAAAAACATAAATATATTAAGAGTTTACAAAATAACCCTTTATTGGAGAACTTAAGATGGATGAACTTTTGCAGAAACTGCTTGAGAACGAGATCCTCACAGAAGAGACTCGTGATCAGCTGCGTGATGCGCTTAAGGTGCAGCTAGATGAAGCTGTTGCTGACGCCAAGAAGGAGACTGAAGAGTCTGTTCGTGTTGAACTCACTGAAAAGTGGATCAACGAACGTGAACAACTCGTCGAGGCTCTGGAAACAAAAATGGACTCGTTCATGACAGAAGAAGTTGAAGAACTTCGTCGTGACATTGAAGGTTATCGGGATCTTGAAGCTGAGTACGCCCAGAAACTTGTCGAAGCCAAACAAGCTATGGCTGATGAGCTTAAAGGTGATATGAAGACTCTCGTTGAGAAACTTGATAACTACCTAGAGATTCGTATCTCCGCCGAGGTTGAAGAACTTCGTGAAGATATCGAGGAGCAGAAGCTTAACACTTTCGGTCGCAGGATTGCCGAAGCTTTTGCCGAAGATTTTATGACCAACTTTTACTCTGAAGAAGAAACAGGTCTTACTATTAACGAGATGCAGGAACGTCTTGATGAAACTCAAGAAGCTCTGCAACGTGCTGAAAAACGTGCCAATGAAGCGGAACGTTCCATTAAGTTGGAGAATCTGTTAGGCCGCTTGGAAGGCAATGCTCGTAAGTTGATGGAAGCCATTCTGAGTAAGGTTGATACCCAACACCTTGAAGAAGGATACAACACCTTTATTGGTCGTGTCCTTAACGAGAGTGAAATTGCATCAGAGAAGGAAAATAGAGTACTTGCTGAAGGCTATGACTGCGACGATGATGACGACGATGATAAAGAGGAAGAGGAAGAAGAAGTAACCAAGAAGGTTAAAGATCCTAAAGGTAAGAAAACACCTGCCTTGAAGAAAGATGCCAATAAGGTTAAAGATAAGAACGAAGTACACAGAAAGAACAAAAATGATACAACTCCTATTAAAGAGTCAGTATATCTTACCGGTGATCGTGAACAACAGCAACTCGATGAGTCGGCTGAAAATATCTCTGGATTAAGTTCTATCGACAGCTTTCGTCGTCTAGCAGGTCTTTTGTAATTTTAAATTGAAA